CGGACGCCTTAGATTTAGTGCTTCCCCAGAGGTTGCCCCCAACGGAGTGATAGGTTTTGGCAGCGGATACACCGGCCATAACCGCCCCGTCAAGGGATCGGGATGCTCCTGCGTAGTCGCCCCTAGATGCCTGCTGTTGCGCCTCTCGGAAGCTCAAGACGGCCTGTCCAGCCTGCGGCCCGCCGAAGTAGGTTGCGCCTGCGGCAAGCCCCAGAGTGAGTGCCCCAGATAGGAAGCTGGGCTTCTTTACATCCATATAAGTGGACACGTCAAGGTCAGCCCGATAGATATTCTGATCGAAGCTGTCTGTTGCCTGTACCAGAATATCGCCTCTAGCCCGCTCTGCCGAGTATAGGTCGCGGTTAAACTGCCTGTCCGACTGTTCTCGCTGTAGGCTGTTGACCGTTTCCAATGTGGCGTTATACGCCTCGATAGACGAGCCGCCCACACCGGCAGCGGAGGCCATCACACTGACAGCCCCCAACTCTTCCGATTGTCGCAGCCTAGTCTGGAAGTCACCATACGTGGCAGCTTCCAGATTTTTAGCGATGTTCTCACCATAGGCATTGATATTCTTACCAGCAGCATCCATGATCTTACGGTTGCCTAGTGATTGACTAAACAGCTTTAGATCAGTATCAGCCGCCCGGCGCTCATTACCTGATTTGGTAGTGATGCGCTTAGCTTTGACCTGCCCCTGTGCTTGGATAGCACTAGCTTGGCCGTAAAATACGGAACCCATCTATCTTTCCTTACGCTCGTCTTGTGTTAAAGAACCACTGCCCAGTCCAGTCAATGCTAGTGATGGTCAATGGTAGCCAAGTCTTTGCCTGCAGGGTATAGCTGCACTCTTTAATCTCCCCTCCGATAACTACAGAGAGAGTAGCCGTGACGATAGGCTGTCTGCCGATCAAGTTAGCCCCACTACCTAGAGTACGGCCAACAAAGTTAAGAGTTTGCGACTTGCCACTGGTCCTAGTAGTCCAGCCCTCCATCCCGCCAGTGTCTGCAACCGCGACCTTTACGGACATTAGCGTTAGCCTGCCGCTCAGGATAGGCTGGTCGTTTCTGTCCTTCACATAGGGGTTAGTCGGTGTGACATATGCGGAGTACGTAGTACCTACCCAGCAAGACGAGAGTTGCTCGCTGTACTGGCTAACAAAGGTACTTATGTCCTCAAGAGGCATACCAATGAAGCGATACTCGCTCTGCCCGTCAATAGCGACCACCGGCCCGTCAACAACGGGATTGGCGGTATTCAGATAGGACATATCGCTGTCGTCCTGATACTGCGCCAACGGACGAAGGCTGTCGAGATACGGGTAATCCGATAAGGTAGTATCCCTTACGAACCTCTCTGCAGCAAGCCAAACCTTCTCGTCTCCGCTAGCTGCTGTACCGCGCTTGATAGTATAGACCAGGACATCACCACCATCCTTCCCTACGCCGACCATATCGCCTACATGCTCTGACCAAGACCAGTCCGACCAGCTATCAAACAAACGGCCCTGCTGGGCGTCATCGAGATAACTGTATGTGAACAGCTTACGCCGCTCCTTCCTGGTTCTGAGCAGCACCATGTTAGGTGCAGTGAAGGTTATAATTTCTAATGGAATACCCTTTAGATACGTGTCAAGTTGCTGGCTGATCTTATAGCTTTCAGGACTATCAGCAATAGCGCCAGCCTGTACCTGATGAACCGATGCAACCTCAGTACCGGCCCGGCCACTGTATTTGCTATAGATGACATAATTTCCGGTAGCCTCGGGCCTAGCATCTACAGCGTCTTCAAATGCCGTAGCCACAATGATAGAGGCCGTCTTAGGAGTTAGCGGCTGCCTCCCCGATACAACATACTGAAACCGCTTGCCATACAACAAAAGGTTCCGGTCGTACAGAGTGGACCACTTAATCGTGTCGTCCTCAGAACCTAGAGCAAAGCCTTCCCAGGGGTCGTCGTCTGCGATAGTAGTAACGCTCTTACGAAACCAGTTCAGATAGTCGCCAGGGCGTGAGAAAAGCAGCGTAGCCCCTGACCCGATCACCATGCGGTCTTGGAATACTCCGAGATAACTTATGCCCTTACTAAACAGTTCGGGGAGTGGGGCCGACACATCATCACCGACAGTATTGGCCTTGTAAGTTGGGACCGCTATGCCTGTCAGAGTGGACAAGTCTGCAGCAGATGAGGCCATATACATAATGCCATCTTCTACGGTAGCCATAATCAGCACCGTCTTAGGCAGCATGACATAGCCAGCAGTTTCGCGCCAGATAACCGATGCCCATCCAGTGCTCTCGCCATCCTTGGCTACAGCTTTAAGATAGACAGCGTTACCTGCTGTGGTGGGCGAGGGAATGCGGACGACCTTACCGACATAGTGATAGGTGTTCACCAAGTCAATGTTATCCACGTCTGCGCCCACTGCACGAAGTAAGCTGTCATCACCCCCGTCTGATCCCGTAGCTGCAATAAATTGAGTATCGTCAATATAGACGGTCCCTTTGTCATTGCTAGTAGCTGAGGTAATCCCTTGGCTAATGAAACTGTCTCGGATACCATTGGCAATCGCCTTAGGTGTAATAGCCGCAGCAGCCGTACCTGTCCAGTTAATAACCTCACCGTTATACTGGTTTACTCGGTCATTGACCTGCTTCTGGTATTCCTCGTTAAGAGTAGTGCCGTTATACAAGGGAATGTCAGACGTGTCCAGAATACCGGGATAGCTGCTAGAGGGGGTCGTGTACGAGCCGATTACCTTAGTGCCGTCAGCCCGCTGCAAGGTCAATGAGAAAGTTCGGCTATAGGCCCCAGCTAATACTGTGGCGGCAATCTTAGCTCGGTTACTATCGTTGTCCCATGCAGCCGACGCCTCGTGAGTAGGGAGTAGGGTGTTGCCTGCCAGATACACGTAACGCCCAATATTGACCGCAGCAGACACACCGCCTGCCATTACTGTTTGTAGAGCCGCATCGCCAGAAGCGAACACGGTAGGCACAAATTCGCCGGTCTTCTTACTAAATACCCAGCAGAACCCGTCAACTCCAAGGTTAGCAGTATCGGCGGCAGTACGAACGATTAGGTCATACTCATCACCACCAACGAAAAATGGATAGACCCGATGGCACGCAGTATCTGCCAGCAGTTCCGTGTAATGATCTGCGGCGATATCTAGCATTACCTCGTCCTGCAACAACGAGCCATGTCGCCGCGCCAAGCCTCTCACCGGGTCTGAAATCATATTGGACTGAGCGAAGTGCTGACCAGAACGTCGGTTCTGTGCCGCCTGCTCAGACACGCCTCTAACGACGCTTTCGTAGCTTCCGCTCAGCTTCATGAGTAATCCTATCTATAAGTGTTAAGGCCGTCTATAAGCCGAGTAACGCCAATCTCGGTGCGGCCACCGATAACCCCGCCTCGACGGCGTAGGATGTCTACTCCTACGTTGCGCGTATGCTCAGCAGTGAGCGTCATGAGGGCGAGCCGGTATCCCTGGGTAGCCTGCTCAAATTTAGCCCGGTCGGCGTCATAGTCTCCCATGAAGTCTAGTTGAGCCGAGTATGAGATAACGTCCTGTGCTGGGAACGGCAAGTCCTCGAAAGGCAACTCCCTAACTAGCCAGCAGCGTACTACCTCTTTGAACTTATACTTATCCGTACTGGATGTCTCGAAAGGCTTATACAGTCTGCGACCACGCTGAACATAGTTTAGGCTGGACCATTGGGGGTCAACCCTAAGTGTATCATTGGGGAGGTAGATGTTGCCTTGAGTATCCGGGGCTAGGTCAGTGAGTTCCTTATTGAACCACCAAGACTTAGCCTGCTCTCGGGCCGACGCCGTGGACAAGGTGCGGAGCGCAGCAGGAACCATCGGATGGCTCTCTGCTATCGAGTTAATGGGCAATTCGCCCAAAGTCGCAAGCATGTCGTTGATGACATCTAGCTGGGTCATTGCAGGCATAAGTATCCTTTACGCAAAATGCCCCTACCCTCCGAAGAAGATAGGGGCAAGTTGAATTAGGGCAAGAGGATCGCACCCGCGTACTCGCTGCGATCAGGAGTAACGCCAAAGGCGGCATGGCTGTCAACGATCCAAGACTTGAAAATCTTGTCGTAAAACAGGTCATGCGAGAGAGGGATCGTCTCACCAGCCAGCATCGCCTTGGTCGAGAACGCAAGAGCCGCGAGCTTCGAGAAGTCGCCGTCATAAGCGTTACCGTTGCCCG